TCAAGGCGCTAAAGCAATTAAGTAAGTTTATCTTTAGCTGTAGACAAATACTTAATTGCTTTAGCGCCTTGAGGATCAAGCATCACTTTAGCAAGCTTACGCTGAGACATAATGAAAGCACCACCAGCTACAGCAGCTTCACCAAGGTTTTCCTTTATTCGTTGTTGCTGTTCAGGAGATAGAATAAAAGCATATCCAGTACCAATAGCTGCAAGAGGGCCTGCCACGTTCAAAGCTACGCCAGCAGTTCTATAGTTAAGACCGGGCATTGCTTTAGTCTCAACAAGACCTTTCTTAGCTGCTTCGTTCATAGACATAATAGCGTCATACTGAGGTGTACCACGGAACAGAGAATTAAACGTATTCTGAACACTGCGGCTTTGCTCCATGTCCTTAGCAAACTTGAGCATGTTTTCAGGAGTGTTCACCATTGCGTCTAGATACCCAAAACGCATAGCGTCTAGGATGTCTTTAGAAGGCTTACCTGTCAGGTTTTGAGCAGAAGCTACAGACTTGTACAAATCAGATATAGGGGTTTCTTTACCTGCTGAAAACAAGAAACCACCGACATCCTCTGGATTCTCAGCCATAGCCTTAGTGACAGCTTCAGACTGAAGACCTTGGATACCTTCACGGTAAGTTCTAGTAACTTTCTTATACTGATCTAAGGTATTCTTATTCAAAATACGGTTAGCAGATACATCCATTGAATCATCAATCTTTGAGATCAATGTCGAGATTGTGTCCGATGCTCTAGAATCTTTATTGCTTGAGGTAGAGGAAGCGTACTTGTCACGGTTCTCAGCCAACCAGCGTGAGCGAATGTCGTGCATTGTCTCAAAGCTTACATTTGGAGGAAGGCTGTTAAGCTCGTTCAGAATAGTACGCTGGCCTGCGGTTAAAGAAGCAGGGTTAGACAGTTCTTTAGTGGCCCATGTCTTAATAGGGAAAGTGGTAACTCTTGAATCAACATCTTTAAAGATCTGCTGATAAAGAGGCTTAACACTGTCGCTCAGGGCAGTATGTCCTTGCTTAATAAAGTTCTGTAAGACTTCACCTGAAGCCCGTTGAGCTGACGATCCGCTACGCAGTGCCTGACTAAACTCAGGACTGTTCACAAAGGACTGTAGGACATCTTTAGAACCTGTTTGCAAAGCATCACGAATCTCAGCTTGTTTAGCCTTAAAGATGTCGTATGTTGCAGGTGTATAGACCAAACCCTCTAAGGCAGCGTCTAATTGATTACCTGTGCGTTGTGATTCAGGCAAAGAAGAACCGTACTTCTGTAGGAACGTCTGAGCAGCTTGGTTGGCATCAGGAATTTCTTTAGATGTAAATCCTAGTTTATCTGACGCTAAACGAAGTGTCTTACCTGCGCCCTTGAGTACAAGGTTTCCACCCACATCCCAAGCAGCTTCTTCAAGACCTGCCATACCAATACGCTGAGTAGACACAGGCTCGTTACGAGTCACTTGCTCAAATGTCTCACCCAAAGCTCCACCAGCGGCTGCGCCTGCGGCAGAACCAGCAAAAGCACCGGGAGGGCCTCCTACAATGCCGCCTAAAGCTCCGCCACCAATACTACCGATAAGGCCGCCAATCTCCTGTGCTCCAAGGGCTGAACGGGGTCGGTAATCAGGACTTAGGACAGATTTACTCATGTCCATATCACGAGCAGGTGGCGTAGTTGTTTGACCGTCCGTTACTGGAAGATCTGAAATATCAAATTCACTTGCCATGCTTAAACTCCAAGTTCTCGTTTAAGAGCTTCAATTCGTTGTTTTTCTGCTTCTGTGACTGAGTTTTTACTTCTGGCAGCGGCTACTAGATCTTTTAATTGGTTATATTTTTGTTGGAACTCAATCTTAGAATCCGCTGGATTAAAACCAATAGTAGAGTTCTTAGCCTCTTTATACTTTTTAGCTTGGTTGTATGTATACTCGTTTTCAGCAATATCTGTCTTTAACAATCCAACAAGACGAGCGATTGTTGCGGGTTGTTGTAAAGAGTTTGGGGATGTCTCTTGCAAAACAGCCAATTCTTTTGCAGCCAATGAGCCGGGGAAGTTCTTAACTAACGGGAAGACATAACGTGTACCCATTGCGTTAACAAGCTCGGTGTTGCTTGTAGCCTCCAGCAAGTCTTTGTTCACATCTAAACCCAAACCTTTTAATGAAGAGATAATGTTTGTCTTAGTGTCGGCAAACTTACCTGTGAACGAATTGCTAAGAGCGTTCTCCATTGTTTGAATGTTTCGTTTAGAAGCAGTACCAGCAGCAACAGCAGAACCTAAAGCATTGAAGTCTTTAGCTGCGAATTGGCCTGTCTCTTCACCTTCCTTTTTCAAGCCAGCACCAAGAGCTTTACCAATCAAGCCAAGACCTTGACCAAGGCCCTCACCGATCTCTTGACCAAGTGTCTTCCCTGTTGTAAGTTTAGCAATTTGTTGGTCATACTGTTTTACACGGGGGTCGGTTTCTCCAAACTCCGTAGCTAAATCAGCTCTTTCAGCCTGAAGCCTACCTAATTGAGACATATTAGCAGGACGCTCACGCAGGTTACGAGCAATCTGGCTCTTCTTAACTTCAGCTTCCAACTGAGTAGCTTTTAATCTTTCAGCAGCAGCGGAAAACTCACGACTAGCTTGTACATCGTTCATTTCCAAGGCAGCACGAGAAGCGTTAGCTAAAGAAGCAGGATCGTTCCAATCCAAACCTTGAAGCAGTCTTTGGCGCTGTGATTGTCTTTGAAGAGCAGGGTCTTGTACACCAAGAGCACCCGCAGCAGCACCACCTAGTTGACCAGCGCCTCTGAAGATACCATACTGTGCTCTCTCCATTGGATTGAGTTGAGCAAACTTCATAGCAGCTGCATCTTGAGCTTGATTCTGCTGTTGCATATACTGATAAGGATCAGTAAACAGACCTAAAATACTATCTGTAGCCATTGTATTTATTCCCTTAAAATTAAGCCAAGCCTGTAAGCTTCATCAAACCATAACCTGTCAATGGGTTACTAGCTGCCCCTTGAAGAGTTGTAGCCAGAGGATTGTAGTTATTTGCATTATACTGTGCTTGGAGGCTAGGAGCCATAGCTGTAGCGTAGTTAGCGCCTTGTGCAGCACCTCGTGTAGCCGCTAGGTTGGCAAAGTTAGTAGACAATTCCAAAGGTTGTTGTGCGGCAAGTTCCACACCCTTCTGAGCACCGAAGACATTAGTAAACGGTGTAGTAGCCTGACCCAACAAACCAGTACCAAAGTTAACTTGGTTCTGATATTGTGTCTCAGCATTAGCAGCCAACTGTCGTTCTGTCTGAGCGAGAGAGTTGTAGTAAGCAGCTATCTCAGGGTTAGTAGCCATCATGCCATCAGAAGTAGCACCAAAGGCAAGACCACCACGGCCTGTAGCAGCTTGTCTATTACGCAAAGCAGCCAGTGTCTGTTCTTGTTGAGGAGCAAGCAAAGCACGTTGTGTAGACAAGTAACGGTTACGCACAGCCTCTGGAGACTCACCAACGTACTGCTGACCAAGGTTCATAAGCCCTTGACCTGCTGTTAAGCCCTGAGTAGCCATACCAGACAAAGCATCTTGGTAAGCTTTAGCTTCAGGAGACAGAGTGTAAGAAGGTGTAATAGCACCAGTTACAGGGTCAGTAGTAAATGCTGAAGTACCGAAGCGAGTAGTCACACCTACAGGCTGGAATTTACCCATCTGCAATGTCTTCTCAGCCAAAGCAGCCTGTTGAGCAGCTAATTGGTTTGCAGCATCTTTAGATGTCTCACCTTGTAACAGACCACCAACAGTGTTCAGGCCACCTGAGATCAGTCCAGCTTTTGCAGCTTCAGCGGCTGTTAGACCTGCAGCTACACCTCCAGCAGCGGCCCCTGTGCCCAACAAAGAGCCTGTACCTGCTGCAAGACCTGCTGTACCTAAGTTTGCACCAAGACCTCCAAAAGCAGCTTCACCACCTGTTAAACCTAAACCACCAATAGCTGATCCACCAATACCTCCGGCAGCTGTAGCTTCACCAAGACCTGCACCTAGACCGCCGTAAGCAGTTGTTCCTGCGCCTGTAAGTCCTGTTGTGCCAGTAGCTTGAAAACCTGTTCCAGTGCTTCCACCTGTCATTAGACCACCTGTTGCAGCAGCTCCTGTTGCGCCAGCGGTAGTGCCAGTAAACGCAGGAGTAGAAGCAGCTAAGTCAGCCAAGGCAGCGTCAGTTCCTGTTAAACCTCCTGCTCCTGCGGCTTCAGGGCCATAATAGCCAGCAGCCAACAAAGCAGCTGTTGTCCATCCACCGGGAAGAGTCTCTCGAACTGCTTGGTCAATATTGCCACCAAAGTCTTTAATACCTCCGACGATGTCTTCACCAATATCGCCAATACCACCTAGCAAGCCACCAAGAAAACCACCGCCGCCACTAGGGGCAATGTATTCTCTAGTTTGACCAGCAGGGTCAGTAAAGAATGTACGGCCTTGTTTATTAACATCTTCGTTTACGTAGACATTCTGACCGTTGATGTTACCAATCCCTTGTACTTTACCGGGAGCATTGACAATCTGAGAATCAAAAGGAATACTCCCTTTAGGAACTAAGACACCATCAGTAGAAGCGCCCATCTTGTCTTTAAGGTACTTACCAACAGAACTATCAGCAAGATCTACTTTACTGCCTGTTTCAGCAAGCGTCTTCTGGTTATTGGGGTCTAAGAACCAAGGCATGTAGTAGGACTTATCTGCGTAAATTCTACCTTTAGATACTTCACCAAAAGGGTTATAAACACCGTTGTTGATAACTGACGAGGGGATGAATGTCATCACCTTGCCATCAATGTTCAAGTCAAGGGCGTAGTTAGCTTTAGGGTTGTCCTCGCCTGTAAAGACATCTCGACCGGGAGGCCAAGCACGAGCAACGGAATCCTCAACCCAGTAGCGACGATCAATAGAAATATCAGCCATTATTAGTATGTCCCACAGTCGATAGTATAAGAACCACTAAACGTACCTGAGAAGGCAGGACTAGCAGCATCAGATTTAGAGTTAACAGCTGTAGCAATAGCTTCAAATTCAGCAGTTATTTCAGTGCCTTTAACAAGTTTATTTGTGTCTCCTGTAGCCAAGGAATCCTTAGCTGCGAAGTCCACTGCAATAGTATAATTACTCATATTAGATTGTCCGTCCTAATTTACAGAATACGTCCATCTTTTGAACGCTTAACTCAAAACTGTTTATATTTACCTCAATACCGAACTGAAAGACAGTACCACTACCTGAACCTTGAATACGTTGGTTATCAAAGACAACACCAGCTGTCCACTGAGCAATACCCCACTCAGCAATGTTGTACTCAGATATTGACCTAGAACCCATAGTGATGTTTCTAGTCTGGTATGAAGGGCTGTAATCAAAAGCGTACTTAACGATAACGTCAGCTTGGTTACCACCGATAAGGGTAAAGCCTAACTTCTTCAAGATCTTGATTGCCTGAGCTTGTCCCAAGTCAAACCAGTTAGAGTAGTAAGCCATACGATAGGTAGCTGTACGGTCTAGGTTACCAGTGTAGTACCCTACGTAGCTTGTGAAGCCCATGAGGACTTCTTTGGCTCTATTGGAGAACAAAGCTTTAGGAACTAGACTCCACGTTGTAGCCCTTGCAGCACCGTTGGGGAGAACAGCCCTTGTATCAAAGCAATATGTTCTACCCTTAGTAGGGAATGTGATAAGGTAGAAAGCGTTGCTGTCCGAATATACAGACTTGATATTAGCCAGAGTTTCAGCATTAAGATCCTCAACTAAGTCATCACGCACATTGGCGCTAATGTCACGGAAAGGAGCACTCTTCTCTTGGATAGTACGTGATAGACTACGTACACCACTGTCCGACAAGAAGATAACGTCAGTGCCTGTCAAAGCCACAGAGTCACGAGCACAGCAGCCAATACCAGATACTGTGTCCGCTAAGGCCATAGCAGCAGGATCGTAAGCGTCTTTGTACACTAGGATCTGACGACGACCAAAGATATACAGGAAGCCGTTGTGGGCAGCCATAGCGGTAATTTCGTCTGCACCGTTAGGCCACACTTCGTTCAAGTCAAGAGTACCTGATGTACCTGTAGACAAGACGTGACCAGCAAGAAGGTCGCTAAACTGTACAACACTCTTGGTTGTAGTGTTACCGCCACTCCAGATACGACCAAAAGCACTGATAGCTACGTTATTCTGTTCAGCTGTACCTAAGTGACCTGTCTTCTCTGACACTCTACGGAAGGTGGTTGTAGAGACAGCAGGATCAAACACTAGGGGGTCGTAACCAGCTTGGTACAAGTAAAGGACTCCATTCAGAGGAGCCATTTGCCAGTTGTTAGAAGTGATTGTAGGGGCTGTACCACCGCCACCATATGTCAAGGTAGTCAAGGTGCTACCTGAGAGTCTGAACAGCTTGTTGTTACCTGCACAGATAGTGTAAGCGTTGCCTGAGTTGTCGATAACCTCACCGATGGCTTGGATAGGGTTGCTACCTAAGTCAGTGCTAGTGGTGTTCTTAGCCAACCAACCTTTACGAGCACCGATACGACCAAACTTATCAATCACACAGTTATTAGCAATCGTGGCAAACCCTGACTCAAGAGTTACAGAACTGTCTTGAGTATTGATCCCCTTAAAGCCGGGGGCTGCAATGGATGATCCTACGAGTTGTTCAGCCATAGTTAGGGTGCAGTCCAGTTCATCTCTTCAGAGTAACGGTTACGCTCAATAGCAACTTCGTTAGCCAAAGCGTTCTTGTACAAGGCATAAGCCTCTGAGGAAAGGTTACCACCATCTTCACCACGTTCAGCGATAGCCTTAGCATAAGCCAACATAGCTACCAAGTGAGCAGGAACCAAGATACGGGTTGTGTTGGTAGACAGTTCAGCTTGTGGGACAACCAAGTTAAAGCGGATTGTGAACACACCTGAAGGACGCTGATACAAGTCAACCTGAGTGTCTCCGTTAGTGTCCACACCGTTGAAGTTGTAGTACATAGGAGAACCACGATCAGTATCTGCTGTGAACAGGAACTGTTGTGTCATCCAGTTTGTAGGTGCGTTCTGAAGCACAGTGTTGCTTGTGTCGTTAACAACGTCAATCACACGGAAGCGAGTACCCGCACCTGTCAAAGTGTAGTTGTATGTGCCAGCAACTGTGTTCACTGTGACAGTAGAAGACAGAGAGTTCCACTCAGTAGCATCCTCAACCTCACGCTTGGCATCGTTAACCAAGACACCAATCATAGAGGAGTAAGGGGTGTCGTCTACGCTCTGCACTGTAGGCTCACGCAGCCTACGGAGTACATTATTAACTGTATCTAAATACGTAGCCATTATCGAGCCTCCGGCGAGAATACGCCTTTAATGTTGTACTCACTTCGTTGCGTAGCCATAATTTATAGGCCCTCTTTCTTTTCAACTTCAAAGGTGCAGATATAAGACATAGTGCTACCAGCTTCTGAAGTCATGGTAATGTAGTCTCCTGCCTCCAAGACCATGTAAGCTCCACCATCAAGCTTAAA